TTTAACGAAATATCAAAATGTCCCTTCTTTTTTACTATTAGTGACCAAAATAAGAAAGAGGCAATGATGGAAAAAGCAATTTCAAGGCTGAAGCTATTCAGGTTGAAAAGGGGACTTACCCAAAAACAGTTGGCCGAAAAAGCGGGCTTACCTGTCTGGAAAATTTCCCAATGGGAAAGCGGAAAGAGAATCCCTACCTTGATGGAGATGCTTCGAGTTCAAATAGTTTTAAAAGGGAATCTATTCGTTTTCAATCCTCTGGAATTAAAGGAAGTTCGGGAAAGGTAAGGGCAAATCAGGAATGTACCGCTTTTTCTACTATTAGTGGGTGAAGAAATGAACTCAACTGAAAATTACATCACTTCAAAGGGCTGGACCTTTAAATTTAAGAACGGAGAGTATTGTCTTGATGAATGCCCTTTAAATGGGTGCGGCCCAGGCCATTTCTATATTAACCAAGTGAAGGAAATATTTTACTGCCATAAATGTGGAGAGCGCGGTCATTTTCTCTCTCTAAAGAAACGCCTTGGAGACCTTCCTGCAATCTCTCATATCTCAGAGTATTCAAAATCTTCTACTCCACTCAAAACCATAGAACTCTCAATCGTGGAGAAGTATCACAAGGAACTTCCAGAGAATCCGGCAGCCTTAGCCTACCTCACCGATGAGAGAAGCTTCACCTTAGAGACGATCAAAAAATTCAAACTCGGATTCCATAACGGATCGATCACCATCCCACATTTCAAAGATGGTCTTTGTCTAAATATTAAATCCAGACCCATCAAACCTACAGGAGACAAGAAATATTTTCGAGAGGAAGGATGCGCTTCGATCCTTTTCAATCTTGATAATGCCCGGAAGTATCAAGGTCCGGTGATCACCACTGAAGGAGAATTTGACGCCATAGCCTATGACCAGATGGGCTTCCCTAATGTTTTATCTATCCCCAACGGTGCAGAGTCTTTTTCAGATCAGTGGATTGATGACCTTGAATCCTTCGACCAGATTTATCTCTCTTTCGATATGGATGAACCGGGTCGAAGAGGAGCGGAAAAGGTAGTCGATAAATTAGGCCGGTATCGATGTGTCAATGTTCTTTTGCCCTTAAAAGATGCGAATGATTGCCTCAAGGCCGGTTTTACAAATGCAGAGATAGCCGAGATATTAGCGAAGGGGAAGCGGTTTGAATCTCCCCTTGTGAAGACTTCAGATAACTTTTTTGATGAGATCCGGGAGCTTCACAGCGGCAATTCAGAGAGCAAAGGCTTACTAACTGGATGGCAGGCCTTTGACAATCTTCTGAAAGGTATTCGGCCAACAGAATTGACGGTTCTCACGGGTGAGACGGGAAGCGGGAAATCTACATGGGCCGCAAACCTTGCTTATCGTTTAGCCATTAGAGAGATCCCGGTTCTTATCTTCAGTTCCGAAATGAAACCCAAGATTATCCTTCGGAAGATGATTTCAATGAAGAGCGAAAAACCCCTTGACCAACTTACAAAAGCGGAGCTTGAAAAGGTCCTTCAATGGATTTCAACCTTACCTATTTATTTTGTCGATGTTTACGGCGAATTGGGATTGAGGGAATTGAAGGATTCTATTTACTACGCAAAGCGGCGTTATGGCATTGGGCTTGTCGTGATCGACCATCTCCATTTCTTTCTCAAGTATTCAGCCGATCTTGAGCGCCAGGCTATTGATCAGGGCCTGAAAGATATTAAAGCCTGGGCGATGGATTTGGGGATCCACGTTCTTTTAGTAGTGCACCCTACCAAACTAACCTATGACAATAAGGTGGTTCGTCTTAACGATTTAAAGGGGTCCTCTGGGCTAAAACAGATTCCCGATAACGTTATTTCGATCTGGAGACCAAGGGGAGAGGATAATTTAAAAAGCCCTACAAGCGAAATCGTTCTCGATATTCTGAAAGTCCGAGATGACGATGGAGAAGAAGGTAAAGTCATTTTGACCTTCGATAAACGCTCACAGAGTTACAGCAATTCGGGACCCGGTTTTGCGAGACCGGCTGAGGGGGAGAGGTCCCCTGCTTCTTCCCCAAGTTCCCGATCCCATCAGGGGAGGGATTGGCAAAGTGGATACGATTCATGATGAAGGATGGGTCAAACTTCATCGAAAAAGTATTAACTCACAGGCATTTCAAAGCGAAGGATTATGGAAGGTCTGGACATGGTGTCTCCTGAAAGCGAATCACGAGGACCGATGGGTTCCGGTAAAGACAGGGAAAGGAACGACGGAGGTTTTTGTAAGAAGGGGACAATTCATTTTTGGAAGGAAGACGGCTTCGAAAGCACTCAAGATGGATGAGAGCACGGTTTATAAGAGAATGAGGAAATTAGAAAACATGGGAAATTGTAACACCCAAAGTAACACCCATTATTCAATTGTAACTATCTTAAATTACGACGTTTATCAAGGCTCTGGAAAAGACGAAGTAACAGGTAAAGTAACACCCAAGGAACACCCAAGTAACACAAACAAGAATGATAAGAATGAAAAGAATTTTATTGGTCGGTCACAAAAAGAGACCGACCCCGGGGTAAAAGAGTTTTTAAACTACTGGGGAGAGACCTTCCAGAAAGAAACTGGACAGCCTTATGTCTTCAACTTTGGAAAGGAAGGCAAACTGATTAAAGACCTCCTCCAGGTGCATTCACTCGAAGCCCTTCAGGAGATGACAAGAGCTTTCTTCAAAGATGAGCAATGCAAGAGAAGAGGACTGACCGTTGGGATTTTCTTCCAGGAGATCAACAGACTCTTCGGTCTGAAGGCGATGAGTCCTTTGGAGCAAGCCAAGAGGGAAATAAGGGGTTAAACCGACGGAACAATGGAAACTTTAAGAAGGAAATTATCGAAAGAGATGGATAACAAGGAAAGAATAGCGTCTCTTGGTATTTCTAAAGGCTTACGATAAAACGGTTACAGTATGGTTACACCTGATTTAAAGGCTAATAAAAATCATGGAGTTAGGAAGGGAGAGGAGATTAGTAAACGCCTCTTTACCCTTAAAGAAGCGGCCCTTTATCTTGGGCGTGGCCTTCATGGGGTAAGAGATATGGTCTGGAAGGGTGAGGTCCCGGTGGTTAGGAATGGTCGGAAGATGTTTCTCGACATCCGGGATCTTGATACCTTCATCGAGAGAAATAAAACAACCTATGTTTGAGGGAACAGGGACAAACGGTCTGAATGAAGTTTCGATATCCGGGGTTAACCGTAGCCTGGAAGATTGGGAAATTGGTGCCAGGAGAAGGACATGGATTCACTTAAACCGAGGCCAACACCCGGAGTTGAAGAGTTATCCAGTTGATACGATCGTGGGCGCCATTGACTCAGTCCATGTTTTTCTCAGTGATGATGTACCTCTGGGTCGTGTGAGGTCCCGGATTGCTGGTCAGGTCCGAGAGGAGCCACTTGATGAGAATGTGGAGGTCGAGGTTATCGACTACGCCTCAAAGGAGAGGAGGTGATCGCTCTGGTAGAAAAAGCATCGAGGCCATACCCGCCTTCGATGGGGGGGCGGGGTGTATTATCCCCTCTGCTCAAAAACATATTGGAAATTTTTTTCATTTTTTTGAAACTGATTTTATGAATTGGGTTCTATCTCACTGTGGGAGGTGCGCAGATATCTATCAGGAGAAGACGACAACAGACGACAGTAACGCCATTTAGCGCCATAGCAGAGGTTATTTTCGAGGAATGGTAAACATAAGGGGTAAAATAAGCCTCCCTTGAAATCATTTTTTTGATGATAGGTTCAGCCGTAACTAACCTTTTCCCTCCGGGGTCAGAGATGGCCCTGGGGGCTTTCTCAAACGAAAGGAGGTCTATTATGCTTAGAAGTGACAGAAACGTGATCGAAGACTACATGAGGGGTGCCAATGGGAGGGCTACCTTACCGGAGATGAAGCGAGGGAAGTTTTTTATGGATTCCGCCGATCTTGCTGCCAGTGAGGTGGACGGGGCTTTGGTCGGAGGTTTTTTGGGGATCCCGATCTTTCGTAAGGCTTCCCTGGTCAATGGGATTTTTGAATACTACGACGATGCTGGAAATTTACTTTTAACAAACGCTTAACCTTTTTCCCTGCCATCGTAGGAATGGTCAGGGCTTAACTAAATTGAAAGGAGAAAATTATGGTAATTCCGCGAGACGCTTTTGACAGTAAGGAGGAGATGGAGGCTTATTTAGCTGGCAGACCATTTCCAAAGAAGGTGGAGCCGTTCCGGCCGGAGCCGACTCCGCCAGCCGTTTCAAACCAAATTAAGTCTGAAGATATTCCAGATGAAGCAATTTCGGATATCGAAGCTCGCATGAAGAATCACAGAAATGCAACCGGAGTCATTTTCACTGGTCGTGATGTGAGGGTGCAATTTGAAGGTGGTAAGTCGTTCGAGGGGTGGCTTTCCGAGGGAGACTTTGAGAAGCTCAAGGAGCGAATTCCACCGGATCGCATCGACTTGCTAAAAAAAATTAGTTTAATTTAAGGGAGGTGTGAGATGGGTGAAGGAAATGAAACCGCAAGTGGTGGCGGTGGTTCACAAGGCGGCGGTGGCTGGGCTGAAGGTGGTCCAGTAGAAAGTATGACAACGGATGCGGCAAAGGCCGAGATTAAAAGCCTTGAATCTGATTCACGTTTTGCTGGTGATGGGGAAGAAATGCCTTACTGGGATCGACAGCGAATGTTGAGAAGACGTGACGCCCTTTATAGGCAAGCTGGCCCTTCTGATCTTGAAAGGGAGAAATCAAAAAATAAACCATTGTATGATGTCCTAAAAAAACAGGGCATTACAAAAGAAAGTCTTCAACGTGATCAAGAGAAATTCCAGGATAGGTCCGATCAGTCGGAGGAAGAAAAAACGTTGTCCGCTTTAACCACCTACTTTGGAGGTGAAAAAGAAAGGGATGCTGCGATAAAAGCCGCTCAAGGAGTGGTCAAAAAGTATGCAACGGATAAAGACCTCGCATTCCTTGATTCAACCGGTTTAGGTAATTCTCCTGAGTTGATTCAGAAGTTGGTCGAGATCGATGAGATATTAAAGCGAGGAGGGAAAAAGAAAAGATGAAGACACAAAAAGATTTGAAGAAGGAAATTTTAGAGCAAGAAATCCAGGAAGTTCCGGTTGATCCTTTGATCGAGATCAGGGAGAGGGTGGATAAAACTTTAAAAGAGAAAATTGAGGTTTTGGTTAAGAGTTTTCAAGATGAGCGTGAGAAAGGCTTGGCAGAACTTGCAGCCCTCAACCAGAGTTTGGAGGATTTGAGGGAAAAGCAAAAACCCTTATTGACTGAGAGGGCGGCGCTGGTATCCGGAATTATGGGGTTGGGCAGCAAAGGCGTTTTCAATATCGATCAAAAATTGGGATGGCTTGAAAAACAGATCAGCTCCTGCCAGGCTCAGATCGGGGAACTGTTTTCGAGACTGGTGGAAATCCCTAAATTTGATTTTTCATTTTTAAATTTCTTATATTGCCGCAGTCGTGAGCGTAGCTGTGAATAAAGTTTTTGATTTAGCCTATCCAGGCCTTTTCGGCGGCTGGGTGAATTAGAGGAATCATGGCCAGACAGAGGAAAATTAATCTTCAGGAGTTGAAGGTTTTGTCCAACAAAGGAATGTCCGGGGTTGAGATTGCAGAAACACTCGGTGTGAGTAAGGGCGCCGTTTCAAAGAACCTCAAATCTCTTACGAAGGCAATCTCTCAGGATATAGTTTTGAGACAGGCGCAAAGGATAAATGATAAGCAGCTAAGCGCCATGAGCCGTTTGGAAAAGATGGCCGGGGATATAGATCATGAACTTGAAGCGATCAATAAAGAGCTTGAGGAAAGTCCGAAAGGTGGGAAGACTGAACTTAGGGAGTTGAAGATAAAATTTAATGCAGAGGGCCGAAAGCAGATCAACTCGCATCTTGATCTTGCAAAGGCCCTCTATGACATTACAGAGGTCAGAAAGTTTCAGGAGACGGTCATTGAAGTTATCGGGGAGGTGAATGTTGAAGCGAGAGACGAAATCTTACGAAGACTCAAAGAGCGGCGAGCTCTTGGATCAGTTTTTAGAAGAAGCGAGTCTGGTATTTAATCAGAACTTAAATAAATTCCTTCCCATAGAGGAATGGGTTCAGGGCCTTGACCTGGGAGGCCGCAAGTTTACCTTTGAAGGTCATGAATACGAAATTGATATGCTGAAAGAAAACGCACCGCGCCAGTGTTATAAAAAGGGCGCTCAAATGGGGATCACAGAGATCAACGTTCTAAAGACTCTCCATGGCCTTCTCTTTGGACGCTATCCCCAGGGCGTTCTTTACCTATTCCCCACTGTTAACGATGTGACAGATTTTTCTCGTGGCCGGTTTGGCCCTCTTGTGGGTGATAACGAGGAGATTAGCAAACAGGTTCAGACGACTGATGCTGTTGGAGTGAAGAGAATTAGAAAGTCTATGCTCTATCTCCGTGGCGCACGAGTGACCGCAAAAATTGAAGGCATTAAACGGACTTCCTCCCAGTTGAAAGGCGTCCCTGTGGATAGATTGGTTTGTGACGAAGTGGACGAAATGGAGAGCGGAATGGTGGAGCTTGCCGTTGAACGGTTAGGACACTCCCTGGTTAAAGAAGAAGCCTATCTCTCCACGCCTTCAATCCCGGACTTTGGGATAGATAAGCTTTATAACGAATCCGATCAAAGAGTAAGGATGATCAAATGCTCTCATTGCGGAGGCGAGACTTGCCTTGAATTGGAATTTCCTAACTGCCTTTTAGAACTCCCGGACGGGAAGGTGATTAGGGCCTGTAAGACCTGTAAGAAAGAAATCTATCCTAAAGATGGCAAATGGGTTGCTCAGCATCCCGGACGTGAGCTTGTGGGATGGTGGATCAGTCAACTCAATTCAACCTATGTTGACCCTGGGAAGATTCTGAGAGCTTTTAATGATTCAAATAAGCGGAGCCTTCAAGAGTTCTACAACTCCAAGTTAGGAATGGCCTGGATTTCAGCAGAAAACAGATTGACGGTTCAGGATGTTTACGCTAATTGTGGCAAAAGTCCCATGTTGACACGGGCAAGCGGGCCCTGCTGCATGGGGGTTGATGTTGGCGCCCTTCTTCATGTGGTGGTGGGATATAAGCCCCGTGAAGAAGTTCTTCAGGTCTGTTACCTTGCTCAAGTATCATCCTTCAATGACCTTCATGATATTGCATCCCGCTTCAATGTGAGATGTGCGGTCATTGATGCAGAACCCGAAACTCGCAAGGCGAGAGAATGGCAGGCCTCAGAAGAGTTTCCAGTTTTCCTTTGCGACTACCAATCGACGATAACAGAAGGCAGACGTTTTGATGAGGAGAAGAAGACCTTAAAGGTTAATCGGACGGAATCGCTTGACGGGGTTCATCACATGATCGCTAACTCAGGGTTGATCATTTTTCCCAGGCGGTGCGAAGAAGTTGAAGAGTTTGGAAGACAACTTGTAAATATCGCTAAGGTGCTTGAAGAGGATCAGGAGACTGGCAGCCGAGAATATAAATACCGGAAGCTTGGCCCCGATCATTACGCTCATTCTCTCAACTACTGTATCCTTGCCTCTTCTAAAATCTCTACCATGAGTGATCCTTGGGGGAGGGAAAAGCCAAGACAGGAAAAGGCTATATGTGATTTTAACGTTTACACCTACAATGAGGACAAAAAGGGTGAAACAGATTGGAGTCCATTCGAGTGAGTCCAAACTGGAATGATCGATGTCTTAATTCGATAAGAAAAGTGGAGATTGCCAAACGATATAATATCAGATTTGGCCAAACTGAAGTTTATTGCGA